AGCGCAGAGAACCTGAGAGGGCTTCTGAGAGCGTTAGAGGGACCATATAGAATAGCTGCCATATAGATTTTATTTTTTAGTGGCTATGGTATATGGCGGGGCTAGCAACCTGGCTAATGGAGAGAGTCCGTAGAGCTTTTCTATATAGCATATTTTGAAAAATTTTCCGGCTAGAAAAGAGGCCCGAAAAAGGCTTATGTAATATCCTCTATGGATTCTTCCATATACTTCATTGCCTTATCAGTATGTTTCCGTAGATCGTGGAGCTCGTCGTTGAGTTTCGCCACTCGTATTCGAAGATAGTTGATCTCTTTCTGCATCTCTCTCATTTCTTTCTGATACAGTTCTTCCATACTGATTTGTTTATCCATCGATGAACACCCATTGTACAGTCGGTTGATTATCTGATACGTGGATTGTTACAGGGACCTCATATTGAGTCTGTAGTGTTTCTGTTTGAGTAGGTTCTGAATCTATATAGCTGTACGCTGCGATTCCGAGTGCGATTGCTGCAAAGATTTCCATTTTGAGAGTAACTCCTCTTGTAGTGAGTATGCTTCGATTTCGACGGGCCGTTCCCTATAAGGAATGGACTCATCATTATATATACCACGTTCGGCTTGCCGTATGTGTACCATCTCGTGAAAGAGACAACAGAGAAAGTCGTCAGGAGTCTGATTCGGATCTAACTCGATAAAGTGAGTACCTTTATACTCCATCCAGTGGTAACCCGCTGCGTCCTCCAACGGTTTAATCTCTAAGGTAACGTCGAGGTTTTTCTTACGTGGCATGAGTTCCTTCAGAGCCCAGAAAAACGCTTCTTCGATATCTGAGTCGATTACAGGACTGTCTGAGTCACCTTCGATATTGAAAAAAATCGTCAAAGTATTATTCCCCGCTCCTTAGCGAAACTCTATATTATTATATACTATTTCTCGCAAATGTAAATAGCTTTCTTTCTTTTTCATAAGATTATGTTTAACAAAACTGTAATACAGCGAAGAAAAGATCTACCATATATAATTACTAATGCTCAAACAGGAGTCAATATGGATTACGTATCTAAACTCGCAAAGAAGGTGTGGAAAATGGAGTTCGCAAATCCGATTATGCAGGTCCTCGTGGGTCTCGTGGTCTTTTACTTCGGTCTTAAGACCTTCGCTGGTGGTATGAAGGCCATGGGTAACCTCGACCACCTCTCGTATTTTATTCACAGTCCACTGTACATGTTCATCGGTGGAATCCTAATGACGTTGCTGTGGCAATCGTCGAGTCTGTCTACCACGGCCATCGTCGGGTTAGTCGCGTCAGGAGCCGTACCGTTACCGGCCGCTATCGCTGCTGTGCTCGGTGCCAACATTGGTACAACCGGTACGATCTGGTTAGCCGGAGCCTTTCTCTCTGACGGCATGCCTAAGGGGGATACGTTAAGAATCGCCATGGCTCATACCGGAGTGAACCTCTTTATGGCCATTACTCTGCTACCGTTCGTCCGACCGATAGCTCAGTGGATCTCTCGATTCACATAGTACCTATCATAATTTATCAGAAAGGAGTGGGATTTTCCCACTCTTTTTTTAACTTTTTTCAAAAAAAAGTGTATCCTATTGTTTTTATTTGAAACTTTTTTTCATTTTTCTATTTACATTTCATAAAAAATAGTGTATTATTAATATACAAAATAAGGAATGGATAGAGGAGAATCCAAATGCTTAAGAATCTTTACAAAGTTGAGAAGGCCCTTTGGAACGAAATGGTTTCATACGAAGGTGTTGACAAAGAAATGGCTGAGTTCGTTGCCATGGATCGTAACGACGTTATCACAGCGAAGGAACTGTACAACGCTGGTGAATACGAGATGCTGAAGGGTCATATCGACTATCTCGATACTTGTGTTCGTGAGCGTGTAGTGATTGCCTTTGCTGATGATCTTGGCAGTGACTGGGTTCGTGCTAATCTTGGTTGGAGTGTTTAATATGTTTAATAATGTTTACGAAGGTATCGCTTGTTTCGTTTTGTTCACTTTGTTCTTGACAGCTGTACCGCTGTTACTTATCTGGTAGAGGAGACCACTTATGCAATTAGAATTTGATTTTTATGATGTCGTACCGTCAACAGTAAACGGTTCACCATACGATCGTGGTGGTGCTGACAGCTATTATGGCCGTCCGTTCGATCCACATTATTATCCTAAAGGTACTTACAAAGGTACCAGAGTTGAAATGAAAGATATGACTCCACGAGAAATCGTCGAATACACGAAAGGCTTCAACGATAACGAAGAAGCCGGTGATAAGAAAGACTGGGGTTAAACAGTTGGCTCCGTGGCCGTCTCCTCTTCTCCTCAAACAGGCCACGGAGCCTCATAACTATTTCTTAGACCAGATTCCCCACAAGACCCCTAATGCGATGAGTCCCATAATGCCATGTGATCCTAAACTGTTAAGCATTGCTGATACGTTATCAACCACGCTTAACCCTTGTGGTACGAAAGGCATGTTGCCCAAGCCTAATACCTCGAGCACAATTGCCAATGCGGCTAAGCTAACACCAACGTCGGCTAATCCACCGGCCCATGCCCGTACTTTGTTAAGGACTTCCATGTGTCCTCCCTTTTCTGGTTGTACAGAGGTTTCACTCTGAGATGTAAATTATTTATCAATTTATGCATTTTTCTATTTACATTTATTGAAAACTATGGTAGAATATATCTAACAATTGAGGAGAAAGATATGTCAAAGCTTATTATTAAAAAGGGTATGTCCCAGGAACAACGTCTCGCTGCTATTAAGAAAGCTGCTGATAAGTTCAACCGTAAGATCGGTCGCAATCATCGCGTCCGTCGTACGGAGACTTCGTTCTTGGATAAATACTCAGATGATACAAACATTCACGCGTGGACTGATTCGCCAAAGTATCTCGACGAGCACTATGGCGATCGTGTTCGTGACCAAAACGAGTATGAGTCATATGAGGGTTGGAACTAATGTCTGTGTATCCGAATGTTGATGAAGTATCACTAGCTCGGTTAGTACCGTACTTTTGTATGTCGTCTTATCTTTACTATCAAAAGGATAAGCAGGTACTATCCGATGGTGACTACGATAAGCTGTGTAAGAGGCTACTTGAGAACTGGAGCAAAGTAAAGCATCCGCACAAGTGGCTAATTAAGAAAGGCGACCTCAAGGCCGGTACTGGTTATGCTATGCGTTGGTACGCTGTACCGACTATGACTATTAGTGCTGCTGAACTCTGGTACGAACAGTGGCAGGAGGAATGTAAATGACTATGCATCTCGTTCGTGGTATGACCACCACGAATACTAAAAAGCGTAAAGTTAATCGCAAACCTGGTCATGCAGCTGCACAGGCTGAACATGACGCTTGGTTGCGTAAGCGGGGTTTACACCCAAGTCAACTTAAGAAAGCGGAGAAGAATAGTGGCGCGAGTATTCCGAACTATGCAGCAACATCGTACAGCATCCCGACGTCGGACGTCGTCACACCAATCCAAGGAAAACGAAAGGCTCAACAATACACAGGTGACTACATCACAGGATTGGCAACGATGCATAAGTCCAACACTGTCCCTGTCGGCCGCGGAGCTGATCCGAAAGAATTTGCTCAAATGAGGAGAAATTAATGACAACAAAATATCCACTTCAATTAAAAAATGAACCTTCAAAATATCCACGACGTGAGTACATCACTGGTAGTTGGAGAGTTCAATTGGATAGACATCCTAAACAATACAGCCGCTGGGACTGGATGATCGAAGAACAGAATAACGGTCCAGTCTATTGGCATCGTACTATTGGTGATGAACCATCGTATGAAGACGTTAAGCGATACATCAAGTCACAGCATTGGTCTGGAGATGATTACCGAGGATGATTGGTACAACGCTAGTGTGTCTTGCGTTGAACGCTTACTGGGAGGCACGTAACCAAGATTATAATGGTATGATTGCGGTGAACCAGGTCGTGATGAATAGAGTAGCGTCTGACATCTATCCTGATACTCCGTGTGATGTAATATTTCAGGGACCACATCGGAAATCATGGAGAGATGAGACTGTCTTGTATCCTGTACGTGATCGTTGCCAATTCAGCTGGTACTGCGATGGTAAGTCGGACAAGGTAAGTAAAGAGGATCAAGAGGAAAGAGAAGCTTGGTTTCGAGCAGTTAAGTCCTCATGGGAAGTCTTAGATGGATCATACGACGATCTCGTAGATGGTGCCCTATGGTATCATGCTGACTACGTAGATCCTGATTGGAATAAGAATAAAGAGATCACGTCAATTATTGGTGATCATATATTTTATAAGGAACCTGATCAATGATGGGTAAAGATCTGTGGGAGGATATGGATATTGACTCTCTACATTTTGAAAGTGAATTGAAGTACGCTGCAACGCAACTGATTACCGAATACGGTAAAGATCTGTCGGAGACAGACATTCTGCGGCTTAAGGCTCTACAGGACTCACAGGCAGATCCTGTTAAAAGAGTCCTTGCTATCTACGCTTTAGAGTTCTATATGACAACTGACTATGCACCAAAACCACAAACCACGTACACGTTTAAAGAAAAGAAGTGGTGGCAAAAAATATTTTCATAAAGAGTGTATTTTTCTATTTACATTTGCGATAAACTGTGATAGAATATATCTACAATAAAAATTTAACTGAGGAGAAAATAATGTATCGTAAAGAAAATCGCACAAGATCATATGTCGGAACTTTTTCAACATCTGACCAAGGGGATCAGGCTCGCTTACAACAACTGATCGAATCTGTTTCACTTCTAAACAAAACTGATGGCTTCGGCTATTACCCAAGTGGCGAAAAGATTCAAATGCGTGTATGCAAGCGTGGCCGTAAGGCGATCACCAAAATGATTGCTGAGCCAACATATTTCGGTTATGGTGGATCTAAAGGTCCTGTTAATTACAACTACTTTGGTAACATCGTAGGTGGAATTAAGAACGCTTCTGAGGTCGATGTCTACCTATATCATCGTTCATCTTAATCCGTACAGTGGAGCGACATAACGCGGTTAGGCTAGTAACCACTCTAAACTTAAGACGCTAGCGGGAAATTATAGGGTGCCCTCACAAGAAAGACCCACTATTATTATGAGGAGAACATAATGGCTTTAACAGCATTGAAGGGTAAGAAGCTAAAGAAGAGAGCTCCAAGAGCTCGAGCACGTACTGGAGTAAACGCTGCTCCTGTAGAGAAGGGCTTCGGTGCAGTCAGAGATTACTTTCAGTTTGAAGTTGATAAGAAAGACGTTATCGCTCAACAGAAAACTTTCATAAAGAACAACTTTAATAAAACAGATGCTAAGTATATCTTGACAAATCCAGAGTCAAGATTTCAATATCAATATCGTGGTGCCATTGCCTTTTGGTATAACACTGGGCAAGAGACCACGGAGAGATCAGAAGAGTCTAAGGCTCATCTGATGGCGAAGCTAGCTGAACTCCGCGAAAGTGGTAAAGCTATTCATGATGCTAAAAAGTTGGAAGCGCGTGACAATGTAGTCACACTCTCTCCTCAACAGCGCATCCAACGAAAGATCAAAGACACGATCATGCAAGATCTCCTTTCTCTTGAGGACTCGTGGATCGCAGGTGAAAAGGCTTCGCTAGACGTTTACCAAGCCTTCGGTAAACATGGGTTAAGTGGTCCTGCCACTATCCCAGTACGTACGGTGGTTGAGGGATGGCTACTTGATTATGAGGATGCGTATCACAAACGTTGTGAACAAGCAGTAGAAGGCTATTCTCATCTAAGTAGACCTGAACTCAACCGTCGTATCAAAGAATGTCAGAATATGCTGATGGATCTTGATCGCATTAAGGCTGCAAAGAAAGCCACTCGGAAAGCGACAGTTAAGAAAGCTCCGTCACTCGATAAACAAGTTTCAAGGTTGAAGTATAAGAAGGAGGATACTGACTACAAGATTGTTTCAATCAATCCAATTACCATCATTGGTAAACATCAGTTCCTTGCCTTCAACACCAAGTACCGTAAACTGATACACTATGTATCTGAACACGAGAACGGTTTTGAGTTTAGTGGTACATCCGTTAAGAACTACAGTGAAGAACTGTCGCTCTCATATACCTTACGCAAACCAATGGATGTATTACCACAAGCAATGGGGTGTACACCTAAACAGTTAGCCCTGTTGCTTAAACAAATAAAGTCAGTTGGTTCGAGCCACTGTGTTGGTAGAATTAACGATCAAACCATTTTACTAAAGGTGCTTAAATGACAATTGAAAATGAGTTCCTGACTAAGTCAAAGTTTACTAAGATGGTTGAAGAAACCGTTATTGAACTAAAGCTTAGTTACATGGATGCTATTCTATATCTCTGTGATAAGAACGAACTTGAACCTGACGATATGAAAAAGTTTGTCTCACCAATTATCAAAGACAAACTCGAGGCAGAGGCAATGGCCTTAAACTTTTTGCCAAAAACAAATACTTTGGATTCGGCGTTATTCGAATGATAAGTATATATAATCCTGTACAACAACGCATGCATGTTGTATAATATTTCAGTAAACATATTTCAGCTATACGAGGTAATATATGTCTTTCGCAAATCTAAAACAAAATCGCGATCAAATCTCCAAATTAATTCAAGCAGCAGAAGCAACCGGTGGTGGTGAAAAGAAGAACTACACCGACGAACGTATTTGGAAACCAACAGTCGATAAAGCAGGTAATGGCTATGCAGTATTACGATTCCTTCCAGCAACGGAAGGACAGGAACTACCGTGGGTCAGATACTGGGACCATGGATTCAAAGGACCAACCGGTCTATGGTATATCGAAAACAGCCTTACATCTATTGGTCAAGCTGATCCTGTCGGGGAGCTTAACTCCCGGCTTTGGAATTCAGGAATCGAGTCAGACAAAGAAAAAGCTCGAGACCAAAAGCGTAGACTTCACTACGTAGTGAACGCTCTGGTTCTACAAGATCCATCCAATCCATCAAACGAAGGTAAAGTATTCCTTTACAAGTTTGGTAAGAAGATCTTTGACAAGATTATGGATTCTATGCAACCTGAGTTCGCTGATGAAAGCCCAGTCAATCCATTTGACTTCTGGGAAGGTGCAGACTTCAAATTGAAAATCCGTAATGTAGAAGGATACCGTAATTATGATAAGTCGGAGTTTGCGAACCCATCTTCTCTCTATGATGGAGACGACACCAGACTGGAAGCAGTCTATAATCAATTACACGACCTCAGTGAGTTCACTGACCCAAAGAACTACAAAACATACGACGATCTCAAAGCCAAGCTTAGCCGAGTCCTCGGTGAAGAAGCAGTAGGTGCTGGAGCTCCGACAGTAGTTCAAATGAATCAGGTGAACGAACCAGCTCCGGCTCCGATGGAACCGGTAACAGCTGAGGACGTACCTAGCGAAGACGATGATACAATGTCTTATTTTGCGAGATTGGCAAATGAGGACTGATTATCATAACTTTTATTCTGAGGACGGTAGCCGTGAGGCTATCGTCTTCAAGACATCTGACGAAGACGGCTGGTTTGTAGATCTATTGGAAAACGATAAAGTGGTCGAGACTCGTAAGATGGAAACCAATGGAGTACTTCACAGCGAGCGATACGCTGAAGACTGTGGAGAAAATTGGGTCTTACATATATTTTAATTTAGTCCCGGCACGAGTCCACGACGTATGTCAAACGGATGATGCATTGCCGGGTCTTTTTTATCGTATGAAGTTAGACCTGCACCGATCACAGACTGATTATTGGAAACATTCTGATCACCACCTCGAGTTGAGTTATCAACAAACACCGGTTTGGGGATTGGCATAGCCATTGTACTTTCTCTGACAGCACTTGCTGTTGACGGTGGTATAGCTTTTACAAAATCAGG